CCAAAAGTATAGGTGGTAATGCTGGTGCTGCATTGTTTGGCAGATTGACCGGCCAAGACCAAGATACATTAGAACATTTCACCGAAAGAGATAAAGATAAAAAGATAGTTGGCGCCAAAGACATGGCCACACCTGAAAAACTTTTAGGTGAAATCTATAAGATAATGCAAGAAGACCGTGAAGATGTTTTTACTTTTCGTAAGCATGAGAAGACACAGAAAGAAGATGATGCCAAACAAGAACAACTTTGGCACTCACAACTGATTGCAGTTTTATCTCACAGAAAAGAAGAACCTGAAAAAAAGGCAGAAGAAAAGAAAAAAGAGCCGCCTAAAAAAGAACCACCTGAAAGAAAGTCTGCGCCTAAAAGAAAACCAGGTGAAAGAGTTTCAAGACCTTCTGGTGGTGGTAGACCAAGTACAGCAAGACCCGCAGGAAGACCAGCTCCTTCTGCTAGACCAGCAGGTGCACCACCATCAGCAGCACCATCTGCTGTGCCATCTATATCACCTGGTGTTGCCGCAGGTATTGGTGCAGCCGCTGTTGTTGCAACTGGCACTCTTTATGAAATGTCAAAGAGTATGATTAAACGCCATGAGGGTGTTAGGAATCAACCATATAAAGATTCACTTGGTTTATGGACTGTTGGTGTTGGTCATCTAATCGGTGATGGTAAATCTTTACCTGCTGAATGGAACAGAACTTTCTCAGATAAAGAAGTTGATGATTTGTTCTCACAAGATTATAACAAACACATGAAGGCCGCAGAACAAATACCTGGTTATGAAAAGTTGAACGATAAAGGTAAAGCTGCACTGATAGATTTGACTTTCAATATGGGTCCTACATGGTATAAAAAATGGCCAAGTTTCACCAAATCTTTAGCATCAGGTGATGTAGAAGGTGCTGCAAAGAATTTAGAGACAAGTAAATGGTATACACAAGTTGGTAAAAGAGCACCCGAGATTGTTGCAATGATTCGTGCTGGTGCAGGTGCAGATACTGGTGCAAGTACAACACCAGACCCAACTAAAGATAATCAAACAGCAACTAAAGAGAAACCTAATGCACCAACAGAAGGCACTAAGGCAGTTCCACAACCGACTCAAATGGCATCAGTACCATCAGCAACACCTTCAGCTGCACCTTCAACGCCTGCACCAACTGGTGGTACTGTATTAGCTGCAAAATCAAATGAAAATGCTACATTGAAGAACTCAATGGAAACAGCCAAATCTCCAATTGTGGTAAATAATAATATAAGTACAGCATCATCAATCAATTCCCAAAGCGGAATGGGTGCAGAACCAGTCAATGACAATCCAGCATATTTAAGAAAAGCACTCTATGGCTAAGTCAAAAGCATCAAAAAAATTAAAAAATGTTGTTACTCAGATAAAAGCAGAGAACAAGAAAAAAGGTGTCAAGACTGTTAAACAAACAGGTGTCACCAAAGCTGCAGCACAACCCGAAAATGTTAATAATCAGATAAATCAAGCAACTGCTTCAAAAGTTTCTGAGTTAGAAGCACCAAAGTTAAAAGCGGAATCTATCAAGTTATTAGAGACACTGGTTGAAGAAGTTCCTTCAACAACAGGTAAAAGAGAATTCAAAGATAAGGATACAACCAAAGAACAACTTGATGCGTTGAAGAAACAAGTTGGTAAACTAGAAGACCAGGTAGATGAATTAGAAGATGAATTAGAAGAACTGGAAGATTCGGTCAAGGTCAAAGATTACAAGAAGGCTGATGAAGTAAGTAAAAAATCTATTGGTGGCCTGATTGCAGATAAGATTGTAGCAGGTGGTGGTATTGGTTCATCTATCAAAGGCGCATTTGGTGATAAGGCATCTGCTAAATTAACTAATATTAAAAAGGCATTTGATCCACTTCAAATGGCTAAAAGTACATTTGGTGTTGGTGGTGCTGCGATTGCAGGTAAATTATTAGGTCGTGACCAAAGTGACTTAGAATATTTCACTGAAAGAGAAGGTGAAAGAGGCGCCAAAAAATCTAAAAAAGATTCTAGAAAAACTGCTACTAAAGTAAATACACCAGAAAAATCTGGTGACATGTCAGAAGTTTTGAACCACATCTACACATTCATGCAAAAGAATCGTGAAGATGATAAGGTGATGCGTGAAGAAGATGCCAGTAAAAAACAAGATGAAATGGATCTCAAAGAAAAGAGACACAAAGAATTATTGGCGGCATTAGCAAAATTAACTGGTGCATCAATTCCAGGCGGTAGTGATGCTAATGGAGGAGATTCGGGTGGTGGCATTCTTGGTGGAATATTAGGTGCTGGATCACTTGATGCTTTAAGTAAAGCTAAAAGTTTTCTCAAAGGTGGCGCAAAAGCTGCCACAGGAGCAGCTAAGGGTTTGGCTGAAGGTGCAGCTAAATCCGCAACCAAGGTATCCAAGTTACTAGAGTCATCTAAAGGTATATTGAAGTTCTTAGAGAAGATACCAGGACTATCCTTAATTGCTGCAGGTGCATCATTGATATATGATGTTAAAACTGCTATTGATAGACACGAGGCAGGTGAAATAGATGACAATGAGTTAAAGAAAGAAGTTATTGGTGCTGTAGGTGGTGGCCTTGGTGGTCTAGGTGGTGCAGAAGTTGGTTCAATATTAGGTGGTGCCGTTGGTTCTGTTGTACCTGCTGCTGGTACATTAGTTGGTGGTATTTTAGGTGGCGCTGCAGGTTTCTTTGGTGGTGAAAAACTAGGCAAGTATGCAGCCGAAAAGATGTTTGATTATTTCCAAGGTGGAAAAGATGTAGAACCTCCATCAGACCCAGCATCAGAAGCAAACAATCTTAAAAAACAAGATACAACAAAACCAGCAGCTGCAGCTCCAGCATCTATGCCAACTGCAACACCAATGCCTGCTAGTGCTCCTGCGGGTGGTGCTAAACCTTCTGCTATGCCTTCGGCCGCTGGTGCAAGTGCTACGTCAGCTGCACCAACAAATTCACCTAATATGGGTACACAGTTATCACAAAGTATCCAACAAAATCAAACAATGAAAATGGATGCTCAGGTTGCTGAAGCAGCACCAACTGTTGTGAATAACAATAGCAGTAGTTCATCACAACAAACACAACAAAACAAAGGACCAATGCCTCCTGTACGCAACAAAGAGTCCACTATTGAACGACTGGTCTATTACAGTACCAGAGTCGTATAATAAAAAACCCCGCACTAGGCGGGGTATAAACTTTTAAAAGGAGATTAAAGTTTATTCTTCAGCTAACTTAGCAAAATATGCCAAGTCATCATCGTCTTCAGTTACGATTTCAGGTTCTGGTTCTGGTTTACGTGGTGTAGATTTCAATGTTTCTACTGTTGTTTTTGCAACAGGTTCTTCACCATTAAGACCAAGAACTTTTTCCAATCTAGCTTTCAAGTCATCATATGATTTGAATTCTTTATCGGCAGTTAGGTCTTTCAAACCAAACTCAGATTTCCAAATTTCTTCCAATTTAGCATCATCATTCAACAATGGAGATGGTGATGCAAATTCTGACTTATCATAATTTTGATAGCCTGCAACTTTAGTAATCTTCAACTTGAAGTTAGCACCAGACCACAAATCGAATGGATTAAATGCTGCCTCATCTTCAAATGTAGGATTCATTACGCCTGTAATCTTCTCAAAAATCTTGGCACCAAACTTGAACAATTTAACTTGCCCTTCATTTTCTGGATGCTTAGGATCAGATACAATATACACATTAGCAATGTAACTTAGTTTACGTTTTTGTTTACGCACAACGTCTTTGTTGGCTTCAATACCAGAGGTCCACAATTTGTTGTTGTGTTCACAAACAGGACATTGTTGGCTCTTTGTTGTCAAACACTTATCAATCAACCAACCGCCAGGTCCCTGAAATCCATGTTCAAAGATTTTAACCCATGGCAATGAATCGTCACCATCTACAGCAGATGTAGGTAGAAAACGAATAGTAGCCATACCGTTACCAGCTTTGTCTACTTCTGGTCGCCAGAAATTATTGGATTTATCAGAGCCTTCAGAACTGTTGAGTTGCTCAACTTTGGCTTTTAGTTTGTCGAGGTTCTTATCAGAGTCTCTTTTGAGATTTGCAAATGATGTCATTTTATTTCCTTATTAAACGGAGTATTACGGAGTATTAACGGATTGTCCACAGATTACATAACGAAAACTTAGTATAACACGGCATTTCTACTGTGTCAATATATTTATCCATGTTTTTTGGTACAAATGAACCCTTTATGGTGTTTACGAATGCCTGATGCAACTTTAGACATATTTGCCAAACTTAAATTGTTTTCTTTACAAAATTTTTTTAAGTTTAATATTTCTATTGATTCACCATTCGGCAAAGTTATCAACCAGTTTTTGGATTTTTTGTTTATTGTTTCAACTGTATGTTTTCTACCTGTTGAATTTTTACGCATTACTTCTATTTCTTCTGGTGTTTTGCAACGCCTTTTTTGCCCAATAGTTGCTTTGCGTCTTTTTTCTATAGTTTCTTTTGATTGTTTTTTACCTAAGTTTGACAATCTTTGAACTTGTTTAGTGGCTTCTGCATTGGTAATTTGTCCAGATAGACCTTTCCAAGCAATTTCATCTTGCCAATGTCCATACTTTTCATATAAAACACGGTGCGCCTCGGCATGGTCTTCTATTGTGAGAAGTATTAGATTTGATTCATCATCAGTACCACCGGCGTGCTTAGGCACAATATGGTGTTTGTGATAAATATTCATGCTGACATTCCTTTACAATGTTAGAGTAGGTAGATACTGGTAATATCGTGACCTACACTTATTTATAAAGGTTACACTCGTAACAATGCGTCCAAGATACTAATTGTTGTCAAGGCATCTTTGTGAAGTATGCCAGTACCACCTGCTTTATTCCACGCATCAATGACACCTTCAGTATCATCAATGAGTATGGAATTCTCATCT